TGATGTCTATTGGGAAGTAACGCCCACTAAAAATAAACCAGCATTTATCTATGTTATTCGTCCAGACCTTATGGAAATTGTACCAGATAAAAATAATTTAATCAAGGAATATAGATACTATCCAAAAGGAAGGGGTACAGGAGATCCTGTTGTATTTAATGTTGAAAATATTGTGCATTTTAAGGCTTTTCATCCAACTGATTCATTTTATGGAATGTCATCAATCAGTCCTGCACAATTAAGTATTGCAGCAGATTTACTTGCTTTACAATATCAAATAAAGTTTTATGAAAATAATGCAAGACCTGATGGAGTATTTAGTACAGACATATTTTTATCAGACACACAGATAGAACGATTAGAGAAGAAATTTATTCAATTTAGACAGAAATTAAAAGGTGCATTTAGTCCTATTATTCTTCATGGTGGATTAAAGTATAGTCCTATTTCTTCTGATTTGAAAGATCTTGAATTAACAGATGCTCGTAAAGTAAATAGACAAGATATTATTTCTGGACAACGTAGTGGACCTGCTATTATGGGTTTAGAAGATGGGGATTACTCAAATTTGAAAGAACAGTTACAACTTTTTTTATATACAAGAGTATTGCCCATGATGAGAGGATTAGCAAGTGATTTAGATACATTATTATTGAGATACATAGCTCCGAATTTAGAAGCATCATTTGATATAGAAGAATTACCAGAATACGTAAATGAGTTAGAAAAAGAAACACAAATGCGTATAAGATTTCAAAACGGTCTAGTGAGTGTAAATGAAGCACGAATGGGACTTAAATTAGCTCCTTTGGAAGATAAAGAAGCAGGTGAAGAAAGATTCATTCTAAGTACGTTAATGCGTATAGATGAAGCTAAAAATTTATCAGAACAAAATACTGGACCTGGAGGTGCTGAACAAAGACCAGATTCTAACACTAGGCCAGAACCAAGTGATGAAGATGATGATAACGCGGGCCAAACAGTAGGAAATGAAGGCGAAGATGCACCAGATAGTGAAAGGCAATAATTAAATTATTTAATTTTATAGAAAATGGAAATGCATTGTTGTTAATTTTGTAAAGGAAGGTGAAATTCTATGAAATATAAAGAATATTCGTATGTTGTTGAAAAGCAACGAAATGAAGAAGAATATGGAGTGATTATAAGCACTGATCAAGAAGATAGAAGTGGTGATGTTATTGTAAGTACAGGAATTAAATATGATAAATATTTAAGTAATAATCCTGTAGTTCTATTTCAGCATGGTAGAGATCCTGTTGTTGGTAGTGCGCCTATTGCTAAAGCAACGTCTATGAAAACCTTTATGCATAAATTAGAAAGCAAATTTGTTTTTGCAGAGGGCGATGTTCATGCAGATAGGATAAAGAATTTGTGGAATACTGGTTTTTTAAATGCGTGTTCGGTTGGTTTGATTCCTTTAAAGGTTGAAGATATAGAATCAAAAGACAAAGACGATATTTGGGCACAGATGTTTCCTCCACAAAGGATTTTAGAAAGCGAATTAGTTGAATATTCTCTTGTTGGAATACCTATGAATGCTGGTGCAGTACGTAAAAGTATTGATGAACAATTTTTGAAACTCATTGGAATTATTGAAACAAAAATTACGCCAGTTGAAGAAATATTACAAAAAGTGAACGAATTAAATAATTTAATTTCTTCACTTCAGTATATAGAAAAAACTTCTGATGATGAAAAAATAGTTCCTTATGTACCTTATGCATTTACAAATACACCTTGGGATATTTTAATCGCTCTATCAACAGAGACAGCAAATACCTATGCATATGCGTATGGTGAATATGCACAACATCATATGATAGAGAACGGGAATATAGTAACATCTTTTGAAGCAGTGTGTATGGGATTAGCCCGTATAAACGGCGCAACAAAAGATATTGAAGGTGCTCAACATGCTTATGATCATTTAAGTAAGCATTATGATGAATATGGACAGGTTTTGCCACCAGATTTTGCTCATAAACAATGGACTTCTCTCCAAGTAATTTCTTTTCTAAGAAAACATCTTGTATCGGAGGATAACATTCTTTTGACATTAAATGATTGTGGTATACCACTTGAAGAATCGTTAAAAATGGTGAAATCTGTTGTAAAACAAGATCCACCAATTAAAACTGATGAGGATGATAAGACTTCCGATGAGTATGATAAGATGTTACGAGATATTATGGAATCTTGTAATCAAATTGTGGCTTTAGTGTAACTTACTAAGAAAGGACTAATATATGGATCAAAATGCGATTGCTCTTTTATCTAAGACTGTAGCTGATGCAAAATTAGCTTTAGAAACATCTACCACTTCTTTGTCTGAACGTCAAGAAGTTGTAGAACGTGCTGTACACGATTTAACAACCAAATTGACTGATGTTCAAGCAGCTATGTCTCGCAAAGGTGAAACAAATATTGATGCTGATACTCCTGAAGTATCTCATTTAATCAGAAATTATGGTCGTGTGGATTTTAATGATTTAATTCATAAAACTCGCCCACATAAAGATGATTATTGTTTACGTGGACTTCAAGAACGTTCAGATTATCTATATATGTTGACATACTATAAGTATAAAACAATGGTTCAAAATCGTCAACTTATGGCGAATGTTACTTTTGATCAAGTAGCACGTAGCTTGAAGTATTTTGAACAATTTCAACGTGAAACTCAAATTTTGCAACGTGCATTAAGTACAACTGGTGCTGGTACTGGTTTGGAATTTATTCCATCTGAATTTAGTGCAGAATTGCAAGATCGTATTGCTCTTGCTTTGCGTGTTGCTGCATTGCATCGTAACATCACTATGCCACGTAGCCCATATACTTTACCTGTTCGTGTTGCTGCATTACCAATGGGTTTTAAGGTTGCAGAACGTAATACAGATAACGTTATGACTCAGGCAAATATGATTCCTGCAATGACACCAGGAACCCGTAATGTGCAATTTGTGGCAGTAGGTATTGGTGCTCTTACCATTTTCTCTACTGAGGAAGAAGAAGATTCTATTGTGGCTATTCTTCCTTTTGCCCGTGATGAACTTGTTATGTCTTTAGCTAATGCTATCGAAACTGCTACTATTAACGGTAGTACAACCGCTACTCATGAGGACAACGATGTTGCTACAGGTACTCCTGCAACAGATCCACGTACTGCATGGGACGGCTATCGTGTTATGGCTATTAAACCAGCCGTAGATACGACTATTTCTTTAGCAACTTTTGATCAAGCAGGTTTACGTAATTTACGCGCTAAAATGGGTAAATATGGCGTGAATCCAGATCAATTAGCTATGATTTGTAGCCCTGCTGTGTACTTAAAGTCTTTTTTGCAATTAGCAGATGTTACTACCGTAGATCGCTTCGGTAATGATGCTGTTGTAAAAACCGGACAACTTGGAATGTTTGATGGTATTCCTGTAATTGTTTCTGAGTTTGTACGTAATGATGTAGCTGCTACTGGATTTAATACTGTAGCAGGTCCAAATACTACGAGCACTGTAAATATTGTAAATCATACTGCTATGGTTTATGGTACTGTACGAACTGTTCAAGTGATTGAAATGCCACTTCCTCTTACTGATCAAGTAGCATTGATTGCAAAATCACGTTTGGACTTTAATAGTTTACATGATATGACAACTCAACCAGTTGCTGCTATGGGAATTGCAGTAGTTCCATAAATTAAATTATTTAATCATGTTGGAATAGACATAGTTAAATAATTGTTGTATATAGGGCAGACTCTAGGCCAAGAGAAATAAGGAAAGTTCCTCTCCTTTTCTTATGTTCTGCCCTTTTATAAAACTCGGAGAGGAAAGAGAGGTATAATATGCTATGATAGATGCTTTAGAAGTTCAACAATGTAAAACTTGTATGAATGACTATCCTCTTTCAGAAGAATATTTTGATACGTATATTAAACGTATCAGTCTTTTCCATCCTGAATGTGTTTCATGTAGAGAAGCACGATTGATTGTCGATAGAGAAAAACGCCAGAAGTATAAAGAAGAAAACTTTCTACAATTTACATATGCAGAATATGTAAACTCTGCTAAAAAACGTGAATTAGAATTTAGTCTCACACAAGACGAATTAAATAATTTAATCTTTTTACCATGTTTTTATTGTGGGGATTCTCCAGGTACGGGACCAACAGATAGAGTAGGACTTGATAGAGTAGATCCAGATAAAGGATACATTAAAGAAAATGTTATACCGTGTTGCTGGACGTGTAATAGAGCAAAAAGTGTTCTTACCCAAGAAGAATTTTTTGAATTGTGTAAAAAGATTGTCATAAAACATAAATTATTAGAAAACTCTTAGGTGATATTATGCGACTATGGTGTATATGGTGTCGTAAAATAAAATCTGTTGCTGATCAATACGTACTATTAACTGCTGGAACATTATGGAGCGAA